CAGCATTGATCCCTCCGGACTGGTGGAGGTATCCAGAACTGAGGATATCCTCGGTAATGTAACCGTGGAGAATCAGTACAATTTCGCGCTGTATTTCGTGTTTCCGAAGGACCCTGGGGATGATCAGGGCGCCACAGACAATGCAGCGTGGATTATGGACTTCCAGCGGTGGGTCCAGGAGCAGAGCATCCGGAAGCAGATCCCCATGTTTGGGGATGATCCTTCCCGCGAAACTGCGAGGGCACAAAACGGCGCCCTCTACGCCGCTGACGAGGAAGGAACAGCCATCTACACGGTGCAGCTGTCCTTTAATTTTATCAAACTTTATGAGGTGAATTAACAATGGCCAAAATTGAACGGAAGTACCTGGCACACTTCATCAACACCACGCCTCCTGCTGAGGCCGGTGAAGAAGCAGCTGCGGCTGTGTATGAGCGTCTGGGTAAGGATCTGGAGGAATACTCCCCCGAACTGTCTGCCGAGGTCAATACCTCGAAGAACATTCTGGGCGAAACCAGCATCGTAATTTCCAGCTACGAAAAGACCGCATCTGTTGAGCCTTACTACGCAGAAAAGGACTCCAAGCTGTTCACCCGCCTGCAGACCATCATCGACGAGGGCCTGGTGCTGGATGCACTGAAGACCGATGTTGTAGAGGTCAAGCTGTGGGAAGCGGCAGAAGGTTCGGCCTACCCTGCTATCAAGGAAGAGGCCTACATTGAGGTCACCAGCTACGGTGGCGACACCACCGGCTATCAGATCCCCTTCACCCTGCATTACACTGGCGTGAAGACCAAGGGCACCTTTGACCCTTCCACCAAGACATTCACTGCCGCCGGTAAGTGATATGAACTGAAACCCGCCCGACTATGGGCGGGTTATTTCATAGGAGGATAATATGGAAAAGCTTATTTTTGACAGTGGTATCCGCGAATTTCAAATCAACGATAACGGTGTTCTCCGGTTTAATCCCGGCGACCCGAATGTATATGCCCGGCTCATGGAGTCCGGTGAAAAGATCCAGAAGGTAGAAAGCGAGTTGCTCGCCAAGGCGGAGACCGCGATTTCTGCTGATCAGGAAGAGAACAACGGCGCAGCCATGCTGCAGCTGATGGCTGAGGCCGACAGAAAGGTCAAGGAGATCCTGGCGTGGATCTTTGGCGCAGACAATGACTTTGACAAAATCTTTGCCGGCGTCAATTTGATGGCTGTTGGGGCCAACGGGGAGCGTGTCCTTACGAACTTCCTGAGTGCGCTGCTGCCTATTGTACAGGAAGGCGCTGAGAAGTGCGCACGGCAGCAGATCTCTGCGGCCACCACGCAGGCCAAGGGTAACCGTGCGCAGCGCAGAGCTGCGGCAAAGAAATGACACCGTGGATTCTGCCGAAATCGGCGGAGATCGGCGGCACCACATATCAGCTGAATACCGATTTCCGGGACATTCTTGAGATCATGCAGTACCTGCAAGATCCGGATCGCCCGGAGTACCTGCGCTGGCAGATTGCGCTTGCTCTGTTTTACGAGGGCGAGATCCCCGCAGAGGATATTCAAGAAGCCATGGAGTATTTGGCAGACTTCATCTCCGGCGGTTGCAAGGACGCAAAGCCCGGTCCGAAGCTTCTGGATTGGGATCAGGATGCACAAGCCATCGTTGCCGACGTCAACAAGGTTGCTGGCACAGAAATCCGTGCGCTGCCGTACCTGCACTGGTGGACTTTTTTGTCCTATTTCCATGCAATCGGAGAGGGGCAGCTCAGCACTCTGGTTTCCATCCGGGACAAGCTGCGCCGCGGAAAGAAGCTGGAGAACTGGGAGAAGGAATTCTACCAGAAGAACAAAGAGCGCGTGGATCTGAAGAAAAAATACTCTGCCGAAGAATTGGCAGAGCAGGAGCGGTTGAAGCGCTTACTGGGAGACTGATATGGAAAAGGAAAAAGTGATTTGCCCCTATTGCGGATACAGGATGCCCATAGAGAAAAGACCGTATGCGGTTGCTCGTGGGCTGTTCGTGAAATGCAAAGGGCGTAGTTGCGGGAAAGTGTTTGAAATCAACATTCCCGAAAAGAAAGGTTAAGTAATGACCGGGTAGTGCCACAGTGCCGACGGATTAAGAGGTGAGATTCGTTGGTAAATAAGAGTGACGGCAAAGTTATTATCAGTACGGAACTGGATAATAGCAAAATTCCCAAGGGGATAAGCCAGGTCAAGGGGCAGCTGGGCGGTCTTAGCAATGTTGTCGGCAAACTGGGAGTCGCTATTGCGGCGGCTTTCTCGGTAAGGACGATTGTTAATTTCTCCAAGGCCTGTTTGGATCTTGGATCTGACCTGCAAGAGGTCCAGAACGTGGTGGATGTCACCTTCACCACGATGAACGAGCAGGTAAATGAATTTGCCAAAAATGCTGCACAGACAGCGGGCCTGTCGGAAACGATGGCCAAGCGGTATGCCGGTACTTTTGGCGCCATGGCCAAATCGTTCAAGTTCACAGAGGCAGAGGCCTACGAGATGTCCACAGCCCTGACCCAGTTGGCAGGCGATGTGGCGTCTTTTTATAACCTTTCTCAGGACGCAGCATACACCAAGCTAAAATCCGTGTTCTCCGGCGAGACGGAGGCCCTGAAGGACCTTGGCGTGGTCATGACACAATCTGCGCTGGATGCCTTTGCTCTGCAAAAGGGCCTGAAAAAGACCACCAGCCAGATGACGGAGCAGGAAAAGGTTGCGCTGCGGTATCAGTTTGTTATGGAGCAACTCTCCGGTGCTTCCGGAGACTTTGTTCGTACATCGGATTCCTGGGCGAACCAGACCCGGCTCCTGAATTTGCAGTGGGAGCAGCTGATGGCAACCCTCGGTCAGGGGCTTATCAACGTCCTGACCCCTGTGGTGCAGTGGCTCAATACAATCATATCCAAGCTGCAGGAAGCAGCCAATGCGTTCAAATCCTTCACAGATGAACTGTTTGGAAACGCGGGAGGAAGTACTGGAGCGGTCATTGAGGGTGCTTCGGACAGCTTAGGGTCTGCCGCGGATAACGCCGGAGAGCTGGAGGAGAACGCCAAGAAGGCCAAGCGGGCGCTTGCCGGCTTTGACGAGATTACCAGACTGCAGACACCGGATACTGCCGGCGATACGGCATTTGGGGATCTGGGAGAGGCAGGAGCTGGGGGTACAGCTCCCGATATGTCTCAGCTAGCAGAGGATTCTTCGGAGCTGGAGGGGACTTGGACCAACATTGCCAAATCCTGTAAGGATTTCTGGTATGAGGTGGTCGGGAAAATTCCTGTAAAAAATCTGGAGAACTTCAATGCCTCCGTTCTTAACTTGCAGAGCGGTTGGGATAACCTGATGAGCACCATTGGTGGCGAAGGTTTTTCGCTGTCTGATCTCATTGCCGATGCGGTCGGTGTTTCTTTGCTTGTAAATGCAGGCGGAAACAAAATGATGGGCGGCATTCTGGACATGATTGCCGAGAGCAGAAAGTATTTCGCGGAGCTGGGATCCAACGGAAGCAGAGAATTTCTGGACGAGAGTTGGCTTAATGCACTTTTTACAGACGCAGATGTCTGGGATTCGCTTGGCGAGACAATTGCCGGTTGGGGCATGGCGATAGCCTCGTTTGTGCCTGAGGATGGTTTTGGTTTTGGTGGCTTTACCAAAGAGGAGTGGGAGAATCTCTTCCTGCCGATCACAGAGGAATATACCAACCTCTACAGAGGTCTCTCCGGTGATGCCGCAGAGGCATTGGCGGAGTATACCAAGGTATACCAAAAGCTTAAGACCAAAGCCAATAAGATGAGCTGGAGCGATGCGGTAATAACAAAAGCTGATGCGAATGAGGTAAAGGAGCTCACTGAAGATCTTTACAATACCATTGTCCGAAACAATAAAGAGGCAAGGGAGTCTGCGGAGGCCAGTATCGCTGATTTACTGGCGCAGGGCCTTATTGATGAAGAATCTGCCAAGAAAGCGATTCTGGATCTGGAGAAGACCTACAGTGAGCAGGAGCAACTGTTGTCTGAAAACAAGACAAGAATCAACAGCATTTTAGAAACAGCTAAGAATAACAATCGTGCATTGACCGCCGAGGAACAGGCGGAAATCTTATCGATATTGGAAGAGAGCAACGATAAGACCGTTGCGGTCATAAGCCAGGGCGCAAGTGACAGCACGGAGATCTACAGAATGCTGGAAGAAAACCGCGGGAAGATGAGCAAACAGATGCTCTCCCAGGCTATCCAGTATGCCAATGACGAGTACGCCGCAAAGGTAAAGGCTGCGAATGATACATATACCGCGTCTATCGAAAATGCGGACAAACTGTACTACGAGCTGGGCGTGATCGATGCTGCCGAGTATGAGCGGATCAAAAAGGAAGCAGAGGAAAAGAAAAAGGTCCAGATCGAAGAGGCCACCAAGGCGAAGGAAGCTCTGATCAAAGAGGCGCAGGCAGCTGCCGGCGGCGTGGCAGATGCCGTCGACCCGGAAACCGGTGAGATTCTGTCCAACTGGGAAGTCCTGTGGAACAGCATGTTCAGCAAAGTTAAATCGGCCTGGGAGAACATCAAGCAGACCTGCAAGGACTTTATAAATCAGATCATCGACTTCCTTAACATCCCTGCAAAAAATGTGAATTCCTGGTTCGATAAGTTTGGCGGAACAAGTTTCTTTGGGTTGGAAATCCCCTCTTTTACCATGCCTGAAATTCCCCACCTTGCCAGTGGCGCGGTCATTCCTCCCAACCGGGAGTTTATGGCAGTCCTTGGCGACCAGCGGCACGGCACCAACATCGAGGCGCCGCTGTCGACCATTCAGGAGGCTGTTGCGCAGGTAATGGCTGATTATGAGGCTGCGAATCTTGCCGGCCACGAAGCCACAGTGGGCGTCCTGCAGCAGATTCTCTCCGCGGTGCTTGGCATTGAGGTTGGAGACACCACCATTGGCCAGGCAGCAAACCGGTACAACCAGAAGATGGCAGTAATCAAAGGAGGCCTGTAATGCGAGGATATGATTTTGACTTTCTGATCGACGGGCGTCCCATTCTGCTGCCCGACGGGGGCGTGGAGATCAATCTGGAGGACCTGGACTCTGCGGAGTCCGGCCGCGACGAGAGCGGTGTTATGCACCGCATCGTCCTGCGGGAAAAGGTGCGCAAATACGGCCTGCCGTATGACCACCTGACCCGAGAGGAATATATGTACATCCTGTCCCTGTTTGCAGGCAAAACAACCTTTCAGGTGGAAAAGCGGGAGCCGGATGGTCAGAAAGCCGTCTTTACCGCCTACTGCGCAAAGGTCGGAATCACACTGCAGAACAAGCGCACCGGTGTGTACAAAAACCTGAAGCTTAACATTATCGAATGCTAGGAGGAAACCTATGCTGAGAACAATTATTGCGCTTCCGGACGGCACGGAGATCTCCTCCGGTCCCGGAACAGTGAATGCGATCCAGAATTCCACACTGACAGAGTGCGTGAATAGCGGTGAGGATCTGACGATTGGCTCCACCTGCGCCAATGCGCTGGAAGCAACCCTGATTACCCCTGCCGGTGGCCTGTCCTTGGGCGCAGGAACGGAGATCATCGCTTACAAGGATGATGGCACCACCCGGACAAAAGTGGGCACATTCATTCTGGAGAAGCCCACCAGACCCACCGCAAACACCATGAAGATTACCGGCTATGACAGGGTATCCAAACTGGACAAAGACCTGACAGCTTGGCTCTCCGGGCTCACTGGCTGGCCTTACACGCTGACTACCTTTGCAGGAATGGTGTGCGGTGCCTGCGGCCTGACCTTCAAAGCAACCGATGTGCCCAACGGGGATTTTCTGGTGCATCAGTTCACCAGATCCTCCGTTACCGGCCGGCAGATCATGCAGTGGCTGGGTGAGATCTGCTGCCGGTTCTGCCGGGCAACACCGAGCGGCGAGATAGAATTCGCCTGGTACACGGATTCCGGAAAGACCATCACCACAGGCGGCGATCTGTACTACTTCCAGAACGGCCTAAGCTACGAGGATTACCAGACCGCGGCCATCGATGCTGTGCAGATCCGGCTTGCGGATAGCGAAAACGGCGCACTCTGGCCGGAAGCGGCGAAGGACGCCAACAGCTACATCATCACTGGCAATCCTATTCTGAATCTCCGGATCACAGATGAGGATCTAAAGCCGGTGCTGGCCAATATCAAAGCGGAGCTGGCGGGCATTCGATACACGCCCTGCAAGGTGTCTGTTCCTGCAAATCTGGACATCCGTGCTGGCAATACGGTGAGAATCACCGATAAAAACGGCAAGACCATCACCGCCTATGTGATGACCAAAACCCAGACAGGGCAGAAAGATACTCTGGAGTCCACCGGCAACCGCCGGCGGGACACCGCTACAGCTGTCAACACAAAACCGCAGTCACAGGTTGCCGCAAATGCGGCAACAAATGCGTTTTCGGAGGTAACAGCGGAACAGATGTTTAACAAGCTGACTGACAATGGCCGAATCAAGGGCATTTTCTCCCGTGACGGCGTGTGGGTAATCAACGCGGACGTGGCTGAGATTGACAACCTAATTGCAAACATAATTACATCTGGGATACTGCAGTCTAAGGACGGTGGTGTCTGGATCGATTTGGATAAGGGCGAGGGCAATCTTACCCGCGGAACATCCGCATATTTATCCACATTTGACGAATACACGGGCGGATGGACCAAAAATGTTGATGATGTAATTCGTGAATTCGTAACAGTAGAACTAAACAAGATGCGTACCAACACAGTAAGAGACTATGCTGCGGCATTGGATTCGAACGGTAAATACCCAGAAGGTGTGAAACTGTCTTTGCACAAAATCAGAAAAGGCTCCGGACAACTGCTTGCATCGATAGCATTTGAGTGGGTAGACGGCTCAAGAAGCCACATGAGTGCGACTGCTACCGCGGCAGATATCGGCGGTGGGTATACAGAAGAAGCTACTTGGGACTTCAGCGATATGGCGTGGTCATAATTCTGCGACAGGAGGATTGAAGCAATGCAAGTAATCAATTTAGATCTATCTGTGAAGGGGATCATACCCCTTTTGCAGGCGAAGCAGGGGGATGTGGGGCGGAAGTTCCAGGCGGTGATCACCGACGGCGGCACGGCCTACGACATCCCCTCCGGCACAACCCTTTCCGTGTGGTACTCCGGCACCAGCGGCGAGGGAAATTATTCTCATATTGGCTTAGACGACGACTTTTTACAATCGCGCAGTGCGTTCACCATCAGCGGCAATACGGTTACCGTGGAGCTGGTGGCCCAGATGCTGACCTGCGCAGGCGGGGGAACCCTGAGCCTGGTTATGAACGGTGCGGATGGCACCCAGATCGCCACATGGAATATTCCGTATTCCGTGGAGAAGATACCCGGAGCAAACAGCGAAGGCGCAACGCAGTATTATACGGCGTATGCAGAGGTGGCGATGAAGGAAATGAGTTCAGCGCTCATAAATGCGCTGGAGTACGCACAGGCAAGCGGTGAATTCGACGGTCCCCAGGGCGAAAAAGGTGACAAAGGCGATCCCCCTAAGAAGGGCGTGGACTACTGGACGGAGACGGATAAGCAGGAAATCGTCAATGATGTTCTTGCGGCACTTCCCACAGCAGAGGGGGTTGGTTTCTAATGGCTGATACGGTTGTTTTTGCAGAGCAGACTCTGACCTTTAATCGGGCAGACGATGTAGCATATATAGACCTTATCCCCGCGCCTTTTACTCTGGCAGAGGGCGAGCCCTATCGTATTGTACTGAACGGTGCGGTGTATGAAGCCTGCGCATTCGGTGATAGACCCAGCATCCTGTACACGGTGCAGGACAACAATGGTAATACTACAAGCGGCTCATTCCAGATTGCGTATGCTTCTGAAGAAGATTGCGGAATGGCCGGTGGCGCTGTATCGATAGCGGTTTGGGGAGAATCCGACACGCATACAATTGCTATTTATCAGAAAGAAAAGGCAATTACCTATACTGTCCCTTCCTCCGCACTAAAAGCTGTTGCCGATGCGATCCGGGCGAAAACAGGCGGTACGGAAGCTCTTGCTTTCCCCAATGGCATGGTGGAGGCAATTTGCGGAATTCAGAGCGGTCTCTGGCCTAAGGAATACCAGCCGATAGAATGTATCGTCACGGATGGCAATCAGCATATTGATACCGGCGTTATTCCAAGTGACTATACCGAGGGTATTTATTATGAACTGGATTTTGCCGCGGCTGGAGCTGGTAGCAATAATACAGACTATCTGTTTGGCTGTCTTTCCGGGGAAGGCAGAAGCGGAAACTTTGGTGCCAATTTCGACCAAGGCAATATCAGATTGATTGCGGGTAGTACTTCCAGTACGGCTACATATAACTGGTATAACATCCGAAATCGATGCATTGCCAGAGTATTTGCTACATCCGAAAATCCGGCTAGTAGAAGCCTGACGTTTGAGAGAGATGGGACAGTAACAACGCCGACACCCCTTATCAGCAACTATGAAAGCAAACCCATGCCGAGCGAGAGCATTTATCTGTTTAATTGTCGCGGTATTTCTAGAATCTCTTGCGCAGTAACTTGTTGGGGATTCAACATGACTGCCGCAGATGGTACGCCGATCCGAAACTTTGTACCCTGCTACCGCAAGGCTGATAATGTAATCGGCCTGTATGATATGGTGGAGGGTAAATTCTACACCAACGCAGGGACAGGCGCTTTCACAAAGGGTGCGGATGTATAAACAATTTACACGGGAATAACTAGATCATAAAGGAGAAACAAATTATGACAATCAAGCAGAAGCAGTGTCTTTTGGAATATCTGGGATACTATACCCCGGAGAACAGCAGTGAGGTCAATAATGTGGACGGGCTTTGGGGGCCTGCATCGGAGGGGGCTACCCGAAAGTTCCAGAGTGACTACGGTCTGGATGCGGACGGCATCTTTGGCCCGCTGACGGAGGAAATGATCCGCAAAGCGGTATCCGGAGAAGCGCAGCCGGTAAATGTCTGGGACAGCATCCGCTACTTTGACAGATCGGAGTTTCAGTGCAAGTGCGGCGGCAGATATTGCAACGGCTTCCCCAACGAGCCAGACAGGAAGCTCCTGAGAGTGGCTGACCGGGTGCGGGCACATTTCGGTGCGGCTGCTATCGTCAGCTCTGGTGTGCGCTGTGAAGTCCACAATGCCAATGTGGGCGGCGTTGCAAACAGCCGGCACCTTACCGGCAAGGCGATGGATTTTTGCATTGAAGGCAAGACGGCGGCCCAGGTGCTGGCGTATGTTTGGCAGCAGCCGGAGATCCGCTATGCCTATGACATTGACGGTACTTATGTCCACATGGATGTGGAGTAAGGAGGGGCAAGGATGAGCGAAGCAATTATCGTTGCCCTGATTACTGGCGGGCTGTCTCTGGCCGGTGTGGTGGTGACCTGCCTGGCCACGGCCAAGAAAAGTGAAAAGGCTGCGGCGGTATCTCAAGCGGTGACCGACACTAAGATCGATGAGCTGACCAGAGAGGTCCGGGCCCACAACAATTTCGCCCAGCGGATGCCGGTGGTGGAGGAGCAGATCAAGGTGATCAACCATCGGATCAGCGATCTGGAAG